TCAGAGCATACGCTGCTTCTGCTGCTTTTCCGTGTGGACCCGCTTCACGATTTTGTAGATCCACTGCAAGGTCAAATTATACTTCTTCGCCAGTTCCGCATAGTTACGACCATTGCATTCGCTGTAGATTTGGTAATCCCTGTCGGACGCTTTGCCAGAAACCCCTTTTGGGAAGTAAATGCTTTGCCCGCCCCAGTTGCGCATCATTCTGTCCGCAATGGCATGACCGACGTTTTTTGCCGATGCGCTGTCTATATTCATGCTTTCAATAAGCACCTGCGCGGCATGAAAAGCCAGATCGCTGATAATTTCTGGCAGCCGCCCTATATCTTGTGATTTATGCATCATATTTAATCTCCATATTGCTTGCACCACGTTTAATCCACTACTTCTGTTGCATGAACAGTACAGAAACAGGTGCCTTACGCCACCGGTCAAAACATCATTAAAATGAATATATATTTTCAGTGGTCGGCGCGAACTATTCAGGTAAATTATAAATATTGCCATTTGATTGATAATTAATATTTATATTCACCTGTGCAACAGCCCTTCACCGATAAGGGCATTTTACACCATACTGTATGCATATACAGTCTTTTATCTGAAATTTTTTTGCCATGCAACCCGCGCTCATACTTTTTTAAACTCGCAAGGGCATTTCCGCGCCCTCTATAAATAGACAGTAGAATTAAAGGGTTAGGTGAAACAGGCAGGCGTAGCACACCTCTCTGCCTTGTGCGCCGTGGCGGCGATGTCCCGATCGGCCACATCGGCGGCCCTGCTGGCGCTACGGCTGGATTTTTTATTAATTAACGCCTGTTTTTTTGTTACGTTATTCGCTAATACATTTTTTAAAGTTATTTATTAAAGTTATTTCCGCTCTTCATCTATGGCAACACGCGATACTCATGCCTCTATTATCAGGAGGTCTCTATGCAGAAAATCACGTTCCCTCGTCTGTCCGGCTGGCTGATCGCCGCCGTTATATTGTTTGTCCTTATTGGCTGGATATCCGCGCCGCAGATGCCGGTGGTCATTTATAAACTCAGTCTGGTCTCGCTGTCGGCGGTGCTGGGCTACTGGCTCGATCGCAGCCTGTTCCCGTGGGCGCGTCCGGACTCGTTCTGCCCGTGGGAAGAGTCGCTGTGCTGCGCTGCCGCCATGATCCGCCGGGCCATCATCGTCGCAGCGGTGTGTCTTGCCGTCGCTATGGGGCTGTAGTGATGTGGCGTACAGGGCTGTGCGTGTTATGTACGTTATGGGTGCTGCCCGCCTGCGCCGCACAGCCCCCCAGGGCCGCGCAGGCCTGGCGAAGCGAGCTTATCCGCACCGCACGGGAGATATGGGGGCTGAACGCCCCCGTTGCCGATTTTGCCGGGCAATTTCAACAGGAATCAGGCTGGCGTCCCGACGCGCATTCTCCGGTCGGCGCTCAGGGGATGGCGCAATTTATGCCAGCCACCGCACGCTGGATGAGTGAGCGTTATCCCCAGTTACGGGAAAACGCGCCGATGAATCCGGGCTGGGCGATACGGGCGCTGGTTCAGTACGATCGCTATCTCTGGCAAAACACCGCCGCGCAGGATGACTGTCAGCGAATGGCCTTCACGTTAAGTGCTTATAACGGCGGCCAGGGTTGGGTTAATCGCGATAAGAAGCTGGCCACGACAAAGGGCCTTAATGCGCTTATCTGGTTCGATCAGGTGGAGCGCGTCAATGCCGGGCGCAGTAAAAATAACTGGCGCGAAAATCGAGATTATCCGAAAAAAATTCTTTATCAGCATGCCCCACAATATTTGCAGTGGGGAACTTCCAGTTGTACGCCATTATAGAAGGAGAAAAATGGAACTCACCGTTGATTTCTGGGAAATCATTTCACTATTACTGTCTTTCGTCGGGCTGATGTTTGGTGCCGGAAAACTGTTGCTTTCACAAATAGAAAAAAGGTTGAATGAACGGTTCGAAGCGCTGGAATTAGCGAGGCGCGAGTCAGAGACAGGCTGGGCCAAGCTGGAAAGAGAATTTCTGGAATTTCGGGGAGAATTACCGCTGCATTATGTCAGAAGAGATGATTATCTCCGTGGCCAGGCCGTTATCGAAGCCAAGCTGGATGCGCTATATAATAAAATTGAGCTATTACAGCGTAGCGCACCGTTATAACCCGTCAAATCCCTGCCGGTTTTTACCGCAGGGATTTTTTATTATCTTTAAATAGTTTTCCTAACCTGCATTAAAAGAATTTACTTCTCCTCAACGTAATAATACCTGCGAATTAAGGCGGCTGACCTGGTTATATCATCCGCATATTAAGGAGAACCACAGATGGAAACACCCGCCGTTATTAATGCCATCGTTACGCAATTGCAGCAGGCATTACCTGAACTGGCAACTCAGTTTATGCCGTTCTGCCCGTCGGCGTTTGCGCCGGACGAGCCGCGAGACACGGTCGTACTGAGCTACCCCGGTTCGGATTTCACCCCGCCGCAATCCACCGATGTCGGGGTGCAAATACAAACGCTGCACATTCTGGCGACGGTTATTACGCCAGAGGCGCATAGCCCGCTGAACCCGCTGGATCGGGTGCGAAAGGTACTGGGCGGTCTTGCGCTTGCGGAGGGTGAATGCCCGCTGTGGCTGGTTGGCGAGACGTGCGACGGTGCATCAAACGGATTCTGGCGTTACACGCTGGAGCTGGCCATCAGAACGGTTTTTATCCCCTGTCAGGAAGGCAAAGATTTGCCCGTGCTCACACAGGTTAACTACGAGGAAATGTAATGAAATATATCTACAGCGGCCCGGCAAGCGGCGTCACGCTTGCTGACGGTCAGGAAATCTTACTTTGGCCCGAGAGCGAAGTGGAACTCCCTGAAGACAATGAGTGGGTGATGACGATGATTGCACGTCGTCATCTGGCACTGGTTGTCACGGAAGAAACAGAAACAAACGAAGAGGAAATTGTTCATGGCAGCTAATTATCTGCACGGCGTCGAAACCATTGAAATTGAAACCGGCCCACGCCCGATTAAAGCGGTGAAGTCGGCGGTGATTGCGCTAATCGGCACCGCACCGTGCGGCCCTGCCAACCAGCCGACGCTCTGTTTATCGGAAAGCGATGCGGCGCAGTTTGGTCCAGCGCTGGCGAATTTCACCATTCCCCAGGCGCTGAAAGCCATTTACGATCATGGCGCGGGTACGGTAGTGGTGATTAATGTGCTGGATCCGACAACCCATAAAACGACTATTACCAGCGAGTCCGTCACGGTCGATGATAATGGTCGGATTCAGTTGAAGCATGGCGCGCTGCAAACCATGAGTATTGGCCGGAGTACCAATGCAGGAAGCCCTTATATCAAAGACACGGATTACACTGTTGATATGTTGACCGGTAATATCACTGTCATGGGCGTTAACCTGAAACCCGGCACGAAGGCGTATGTAAATTATACCTATGCCGATCCGACTAAAGTCACCGCTGCTGACATCATTGGCGCAGTAAACACGGCAGGCGATCGCACCGGCATGAAACTATTGCAGGATACCTGGAACCAGTATGGTTTTTACCCCAAGATCCTGATTGCGCCGGTCTTTTGCACCCAGAAATCGGTCTCCGCCGAGCTGATTGCCCAGGCGGAAAAACTGGGTGCCATCGCCTACATTGATGCACCTATCGGTACCACCTTCCAACAGGTGCTGGCAGGCCGCGGTCCGGCAGGCGCTATCAACTTCAACACCAGCTCCGACCGCGCCCGGCTGTGTTATCCGCACGTCAAAGTGTATGACAGCACCACCAATGCCGACGTGCTGGAGCCGCTCTCTTCCCGCGCTGCCGGGCTGCGCGCCAAAATCGATATGGAAAAAGGCTTCTGGTGGAGCAACTCCAACCAGGAAATTCAGGGCATTACCGGCACCGAGCGTTCGCTGTCGGCGATGATCGACGATCCGCAAAGCGAAGTGAATCAGCTTAACGAAAACGGTATTACCACCGTCTTCAACAGCTATGGCTCCGGCCTGCGTCTGTGGGGCAACCGCACCGCCGCCTGGCCGACCGTCACCCATATGCGCAACTTTGAAAACGTGCGTCGTACCGGCGACGTGATTAACGAATCGATTCGTTATTTCAGCCAGCAGTATATGGATATGCCCATTAATCAGGCGCTGATCGACGCCCTGACCGAGTCGGTAAATACCTGGGGCCGCAAGCTGATTGCTGACGGCGCACTGCTGGGCTTTGAATGCTGGTACGACCCGGCACGTAATCCGCAGACTGAACTGGCGGCCGGGCACCTGCTGTTGAGCTACAAATTCACGCCGCCACCGCCGCTGGAACGCCTGACGTTTGAAACTGAAATTACCTCTGAATATTTAGTCTCTCTGGAGAGCAATAGCTAATGGCCGGAAAAATTCAAATTAACCGTATTACTAACGCCAATATTTATCTCGACGGTAATAACCTTTTAGGTCGCGCGAGCGAAATTAAATTACCGGATATCAGCATGATTATGCAGGAGCATAAAGCGCTGGGGATGGTTGGCAAAATCGAACTGCCTGCCGGTTTTGACAAACTGGAGGGTGAAATTAAGTGGAACGCGTTTTATCCGGACGTGATGCGTAAAACGGCGAACCCGTGGAAAGCGGTGGCATTACAGTGCCGTTCCAGTATCGACTGCTATAACTCGCAGGGGAAAGCCGATCAGCTGGCGCTGGTTACTCACATGACGGTGATGTTTAAAAAGAACCCCCTGGGTACGTTTAAACAGAACGAAAACCCGGATATTAGCAGCGGTTTTAGCTGCACGTATATTAAACAGGTGATAGACGGTGAAACGCTTCTTGAACTGGATTATCTGGCGAATATTTTCCGCGTAAACGGCACGGATCAATTAAGCGCCTACCGCAATAACATCGGCGGCTAATATTTCGGGGCTGCGGCCCCGAATTCCACTACATCAGGACAAATATCATGAACGAAAAATATAGCCTGCAGTTCCCGTTTACCTCCGGAGCTGGTGAGCGCATTGAAAAACTCACCCTGCGCCGCCTGAAGGTTAAAGATATGCGCGCCGCGCGCCGCACCAGCGACAAGCCGGAAGAGTGGGATGAACCGCTAATGGCGGCAATGACCGGGCTGGTGCCGGAAGATCTGGCGGAGATGGATCTGCTGGACTATCAGGCATTGCAGAAACGATTTCAGGCCATGCTTAGCGTGGCTACAGGATCCGCAGCAGCTGTGGCAGGCGATGGCGCTACTGGCGAGATGGTTTCGCTTTCCGCCCAGTGAAATAGACGCGCTGACGGTCGACGATTTCACCGGCTGGCTGGATGAAGCCAGCGCACAAATTAAACACGAATACGACTCGCAGGAGTAATACCTGCGGGTTTCCTGACCTGTGCCCGGTTTACTCTACTCCTGTCTCTTTCCGGCAAGCCTGTTACCGGGCCATCAACTTAAATGAGAAACCATTTTGGCCAACGATATTATTACTCAGCTTCAGGCGCGTAATGAGACGTTGACGCAGGCAATAGCCCGTTACGGCTCACTCAATGCCAACACGCTGCAATCGCTCAGTACCGAGCAACGTAAAATGACCCAACTGACGCAACAACTTACCGACTCCGCCTTTCGCCGGGAAGAGAACGGTAAACAGCGCGTCGAATTGCTGGAAAAATCGCAACGTTTCGCCGGGCAATTCGGCAAACTCCTGACTATTGACGCGCCTGACTGGGCCTTGCCTTACGATTTTCAGGACAAGATGGTCGATATGGCGCGTAAAGGCGGCATGGATAACGGGACGCGGGATGCCTTAAGCCTGAGTCTTCGCAACTGGAGTATGGATTTCAATCAGGATCAACAGGCTTTGCAAGACGCGGCGTCCTCAATGATGGAAGGCGGTATCACCTCATTACAGGATCTTAGCCGTTATATGCCTGATATCGCCAAAGCCGCCACCGCCACCCGCGATAGCGCAGAGAGCTGGGCGCAGGCGGCCATCGCGACCCGCAGCCAGCTAAACATCGATCCTGCTGACTTCCGATCCGCGCAGAATATGCTGTCCAGCGTCAGCAAAAACAGCGGCATTTCTGTGGCGGAACAAACGCAGTGGATCGCTCACTTTGCCCCTGAAACGATGGCGACGGGGACTGAAGGTCTCGCCACGCTGGCAGCGACAATGCAAATCGCCATGCAAAATGCGCCGAACGCGGCTGTGGCGGCAGAGCATTACGACCATTTTCTGCAAGCGACCTTCTCGAAAAAGACCGATAGCTGGTTCGCCAGTCAGGGCGTGGATTTGCGGGGTTCCCTGCTGGAACATCAGCAGAACGGCGTTGACGTCACGGAAGCGATGACGCATATCGTGCAGATGCAGCTGGATAAAATGAATCCGCAGATCCTCGATGCGTTAAAACAAACGATGAAGATTGAGGATCTCGCTGCCCGCGGCGACGCGGTGAAGGCCATCTCGACGCAATTCAATCTGAATGCCATGTTCGACGACGCGCAGGCGCTGGAATTTATCACCCCGATGCTGGCGAGTATGGACGAGTATCGCCAGTTAAAGGCCGACGCGATGCAGGCCACGAGTCAGAGCCTGATCGACGATGATTTCACTGCCAGAATGGCATCACCAACAGAACAAACCAAAGCGTTACAGCTGGCGTTAAACGATCTGTGGCTCACCGTCGGCCTGCAACTACTGCCCGCCGTGGGTGAACTGGCGCAAACCCTCACGCCGCTCGTTCGCCAGTTCAGCGCCTTGCTACGGGAAAACCCGGCGCTGGTGCAGGGAATAGCCAAAATGGCTGGCGCTATCTGGCTGTTCAACGGTGCGCTGAATATCCTCAGGCTGGGGGCAAACCTTATCGCCTCACCGTTCATTAACCTGATCGATATTTTCCTGAAGGTGAAAGCCAGCCTGGCGCTGGGCGGCAGTGTCAGCAACGCACTGACGTTCCTGAAATCGCTGGGTAACGGCGCGAAGACGCTGGCAACATTGCTGGGAGGACAGCTGGTCAGCGCGTTGAAATGGGTCGGCCAGGCATTTATCTGGCTGGGACGGGCGCTGCTCATGAATCCCATCGGCTTAACTATCACCGCCATTGCGGGCGCGGCGTACCTGATTTATCGCTACTGGGAACCGCTTTGCGCTTTCTTTTCCGGCGTCTGGGCGCGGATCAAAACGGCGTTCGACGGCGGTCTGGCGGGCATCACAGGGCTGATTTATGACTGGTCGCCGCTGGGCGTTTTTTACCGCGCGTTCGCCAGCGTAATGGACTGGTTTGGCATTGAATTGCCCGCCAGTTTTAGCGAATTCGGCAGCAACCTGCTCAATAGCCTGATCGACGGTATTTTGAACGCGCTGCCGTTCCTGAAGGATGCGATTGCACAGATAAAAAACCAGATCCCTGACTGGGCGAAAAGCACGTTGGGCATCAGTATAGAAAAACCGGTTGCCGTAGCTCCCCTGCCCGGCGTGGCCGGAATGCTGCTGTCACATCCCGTCAGTCCGCCAGCAACGAAAACTCCAGCAACCTCTCTCGCCCTGGCGGAAAAATCAGCTGCGACATCCTTGCCGCGACCTCCGCGTGCGCCGGGCAATGTCCAGGTTCACTTTTCTCCGCAGGTCACGGTGCAAGGGAACGGCGCGAATGCCGCCGGGGATGTTCACAACGTGCTGGCGCTGAGCCGACGGGAACTGGAGCGAATGGTCAACGACATAATGGTGCAAAAACAGCGCCGGGAGTACGCCTGATGTATGCGGTATTAGGAGACATTGAATTCAAAGTCGTCGCCTGTTGGGACAATTTTGAAAGTTCGACGGGTGTGGATTACGCCAGTCATGCCCGTATTGAAGGCAAACCGGGCGTGCAATTTATTGGCGATAAGCTGGAAAAAATCACCCTGCAATTTAGCTTTCACAGCCAGTTTTGCCAGCCGGCGACGGAGATGAACCGCCTGCGCAGCGCGATGACGGCGCATCAGGCGATGGCGCTGGTGTTTGGCAACGGTGAGTATCGCGGCTGGTTCGTGATTACCGATCTGACGGCCACCCACAAGCATACCGACCCTTACGGCAACGTCATTGCCCAGAGCGGAAATCTGACATTGCAGGAGTACATCGGCGATCCAAAAAATCCGCTGTTGCCTCCCGCCATCACCACGCAGGAGCCGAATATTGACGAGATGCTGGATGATTTCCCCGATCTCAACGACAGCTGGTTCGATGACCTGATGAGCATGATTGAGGAGGGTATGCGCGAAGCCAAAGAGATGCTTGATGATATCGCCGATGCCATTGATGACATCAAAAAGACGATCAATAAGGTGAAGGAGCTGGTGAAGGAAGCCAAAGCGCTGAAGGAAAAATGCAGCAAAATCATCGCCTCGCTAAAGAAAAGCATCGACGGGATTGAGGCGCTTTTTCAGCAGCCGCTGGACTGGCAAACGCTGGCGGCGCTGCCAAAAGCCCTGGCGGCAAAAGTCCAGGAACTGATGGAAAGCCTGCCGGGTATCCGTCAGTGCGCCAGCGACGCGACCACGCTTATCAAACACGCCGAATCGCTGTTTGAGGCGATCACCGACAGCGTGGCGGGGGAAACTTACGACAGCGCGACATCGCTGGTGAATCAGGCACGCAGTACGGTACGGCAAACCTCGCCTGCCGTGAGTCAGCTTGCCGCCGCCGATATTACGAGGAGTCTGTAATGCGCTACCTTGAACATGTCACGACAGACGGCGAGCGCTGGGATAATCTCGCCTGGCGCTATTATGGCGATGCGCTGGCCTATGAGCGCATCATTGCGGCCAATCCACACGTTGCCATCGTTCCGCTATTGCCGTCAGGCGTGCGGTTAATCATCCCGGTTATTAGCGTCACACAAACCACCCAGGAGCTACCGCCATGGCTGAGATAACCGTGTCCGGCGGCGTGACCGCCACTCTGACACCCATTTTTACGCTCTGGTACGGGCATAAAGATATTACCTGGGACATCGCGCCGTACGTCACCAGCATCAGCTACAGCGACAGTATCAAAAACGAATCCGATGTGATCGCCATTACGCTGGAAGATACCGCCGGCCGCTGGCTGAACGAATGGTATCCCGGAAAAGGCGATACGCTGGCGCTGCATCTGGGCTATCAGGGCGAAGATCTGCTCAACTGCGGGATTTACACCATTGATAAAATTGATATCGCCGCCCCGCCCTCGACAATCAACATTGATGGGATCGCCACCTCAGTCAGCAAGGCGTTGCGCACCAAAAACAGTCAGGGATTTGAGAAAACCACGCTTTCCGCCATCGCCAGCCGCATCGCGCAAAAGCATGGCTTAACGCTGGTCGGTCAAATCGCGCCGCTGACGATTGACAGGGTAACGCAGTACGCGGAAACCGACGTGGCGTTTCTCCGGCGTCTGGCAAGCGAATACGGGTATACCGTGAAAGTGACGGCAAAGGAGCTAATCTTTGCCCATCTGCCGACGCTGCGTTGCCTGGCCCCGTTGAGAACGCTCAAACGCACGGATGTCACCCATTATACGTTTAAAGATACCATCAACCGTATCTACAAAAATGCCACCGTACAGCATCAGAATAGCCAGAAAAAAGAGCTGGTTATCTATACCCACGACAGTAAGGAGAAAGCCTCCGCGCGCGGGGCGTCAACCAGTGCCGACACCCTGAAGCTCAACAGCCGCGCCCCGGATGCTGGCGCGGCGCAGGCCAAAGCGACGGCGGCACTGGACAGCCATAACGAATATCAGCAGACCGGCACACTCACCATGATGGGCTGCCCGCAGCTGACGGCGGGCAATAAAATCGAGCTGAGTGGGTTTGGCGTTCTGTCCGGTCAGTGGCTGATCGACAAGTCGATGCATAAATTCACCCGCAGCGGCTACACCACAGAAATCGATATTTCACGCGGACCGGCCACCAGCCAGTAAGGAGTTAATATGAAAGGCGTTACCCGCCAGACAGGGATTATCAGCGATATTGATGAGGCGACCGTGCGCGTCAGGGTGACTCTGCCGGAGTGCGATAACCTGAAGAGCAACTGGCTGCCCATCCTGCACCGCAACTCGCAGGATAATAAAGACTACTGGCTACCCGATCCAGGCGAGCAGGTTGAAGTGCTGCTCGACAGTAACGGCGAGGACGGCGTGGTGCTGGGGGCGGTCTATTCCACCGTCGACACGCCGCCGCTGGCCTCGCGCGACAAACGTTACGTACAGTTTTCCGATGGGGCGGCTTTTGAATACGACCGTAAGCTGCATCAACTCACCATCAATGGCGGCATTGAAAAAATCGTGATTGAGGTGAAGGACAGCACCAGCCTGACCTCACCTCTGGTAGAGGTCAACGCGCAGCGGGTGTGCGTGACCTCTGACACGGTGAGCGTGAAGGCTACGGACGTCAGCGTGGAAGCCAGTACCGTGGGCGTTAAGGCGATGGACGTCAGCGTGGAATCGGCTCGCACCGGCATCAAGGCGCTGGAGGTCACCGTCGATGCCCCGCTCAGTACGTTTACCGGCGATGTGACGGTAATGAAAAAACTCACCTGGCTGGGCGGTATGGCGGGTAGTGGCGGCAGCGGAAATAGCGCCATCATCACCGGTAACGTCAACGTTCTGGGCAACGTCAGCGCCAGCGGCAAACTCATTGATAGCGGTGGTAACTCAAACCATCACTCCCATTAATCTTCACCCGCCGCAACGGCGGGTTTTCTTTTTTTAATCAATCCCTTTCCTAAAGCACTTTAATATCACCGTTCGCCTTGCCGGGCGAAAATAGCCTCATGAACACGAAAACACGACCCTCAACCCTGCACTGGCAACCCGCCTTGCAGCGTCCTGAAGAATACGTCTGTGGGCTGGATGATATTCATCAGGCAATACACATCATTCTGCGCACGCCGTGTGGCAGCGATCCCCACAGGCCGCTTTTTGGCAGCAATTTGTGGCGCTATATCGATTACCCCATCGAGCGTGCTATTCCGCACGTGGTCCGGGAGTCGGTGGAGGCGATCCGCCTGTGGGAACCCCGCTGTCGCCTGCTGAAGGTCACGCCGACGATTAACGGTGAACATCTGACGCTGCATGTGCAATGGCGCGCCGCAGACGGCGTAATCAACACTACGGAGGTATTATGGCGATAGCCGAACCCGATTTTATCGACCGCGATCCGGCGCAAATCACCCGTGAGATGATTGCGCAATACGAAGACGCCAGCGGTAAAAAACTCTACCCGGCACAGGCGGAGCGACTGCTCATCGACCTGTTTGCCTATCGTGAAAATCTTGTCCGCATCGCCATTCAGGAGGCGGCGAAGCAAAACCTGGTCGCGTATTCCCGCGCGCCCATGCTGGATTATCTGGGAGAACTGGTGGGCGTTCACCGTCTGCCCGCTCAGGCTGCAAAAACGACATTGCAGTTTTCTGTCGCGACGGCCAGCAGAAGCAACATTCTCATTCCGCAGGGAACCCGCGCCAGCGCGTCGGATAGCGTCATGTTCGCCACCGATGAGGATGTGCGGCTCCCCTCCGGCAGCCTGAGCGTGGCCGTTACCGCGACATGCGTGGCGACCGGTGAATCAGGCAACGGCTGGCAGCCTGCGCAGATCAGCGCGCTGGTGGACAACCTCGGCAGCTACGATATCAGCGTCACCAACCTGACCGCGTCAACTGGCGGCTGTGGCGAAGAGCGCGACGATGCGTTGCGTGAGCGTATCCAGCTGGCACCGGAAAGTTTCAGTAACGCGGGCAGCTATGGTGCCTACCGCTTTCATACGCTCTCCGTCAGTCAGTCGATTATCGACGTGGCGGTGCTGGGACCGGATGAAGGGCTGGAAGAAGGCTGCGTGGAGATCTATCCGCTGACCCTGAACGGCCTGCCGGGCGCGGAACTGCTTGAGCAGATCGAGCGGGAAGTGAGTAAGGAGAAAAAGCGCCCGCTAACCGACAAGGTGAGCGCAAAACGCGCGCCGCGCGTGGCTTATCAAATCCGCGCCCGGCTGACGCTGTTTACTACCGCCGATCAGCAGACCACGCTTGCCGCCGCACGCGAGGCCATCAGCACATGGACGCAACAGCGCCAGACCCGATTAGGCCAGGACATTGTGCCAAACCAGATCATCAAAGTGCTCCAGGTGAATGGCGTTTACGACGTGGCGCTGGAGTTGCCGACCAAAAAGGTATTGCAGGCGCACGAGTGGGCGGAGTGTACCGCTATCGACGTGACGATTGCCGGAGTCAGCGATGGATAAATTACTCCTGCCGCCACCGCTGGCCAGCGATGAACGCTTTTCGATTCTGGCGAATATCGCCGCTGAACGTTTTGCCCAACTCGATCTGACGGCGCTGCTGATTTATCTGGTGGATCTGGTCGATGCCTCTGCCCTGCCGTCGCTGGCGGAACAGTTCCACGTGCAGGGGCTGGAAGGCTGGCTATTCGCTGGCGATGAGCAGGAAAAGCGCGAACTGATTAAGCAGGCGATTGAACTGCACAAATATAAAGGCACGCCCTGGGCGGTTCGCCGCGTACTGGAAATATTATCGCTGCCAGGCACCATTGCTGAGTGGTTTGAGTATGGGGGGAAGGCGTATTTTTTTAAGATTGAAATTGAATTAATCGACCGGGGTTTAAATGAAAGTGAATTTAATGCGCTGGTGGCGCTTATTCATGAATATAAAAACGTTCGTTCGAAACTGGAAGCGGTAATTATCTGGTTAATAAACCAGAGTCAGCTACCAATTATCGGCTGTGCCACCCAGGGCGGTGAAGTTATCACCGTATTACCGCCCATCGCGGAGAGTGTCAGTCAGTCTTCCATTATTTATACCGCGACGGGATGCAGCACCGTGGAATATACCCTGCTGCTGCCTTATCAACCCGATCGTATTACGCAACCTCTGTCTGTTTCTGTAGGCGCAGGGTACTGGAGTACCGAAATTATGTCTGTTTACCCGGAGTAATTATGGCTAGTGAATTTTTTACAATATTAACCACCGCGGGGAAATCGAAGATTGCCGCCGCGCTGGCGGAACAAAAGCAGATCCGTCTGCAAACGATGGTCGTCGGTGATGGTAACGGCAAGTACGTCGAACCGCAGGAAAGCCAGACGAAAGTCGTCCATGAAGTGTGGCGAGGTCAGCTTAATACCCTGAAAATCGCTCCTGACAACCCGGCGTGGGTTATCGCCGAAGCGGTTCTCCCGGAAGCCGTGGGCGGCTGGTATATCCGTGAAGTCGGCCTGCTGGACGCTGATGGCACGCTTATTGCGATTGGTAAATTCCCGGAGACCTATAAGCCGTTGCTGCCCGCCGGGGCCAGCAAGCAAATTGTGATCCGCGCGGTGATGGAGGTAACGAACGCGGCAGCCGTGACGCTAATGGTCGATCCGTCGATCGTGTTGGCGACGAGGGAATATGTTGATCATACAATGGCAGAGCATATTGCGGCAGAGGATCCTCATCCGCAGTATTTGATTGAGGCAGAGATCGACAAATATATTCCGGTTGGGCTTCCACTTCCGTGGCCACAGGCAATACCACCGGAAGGCTGGCTTAAATGTAATGGTGCGGTATTTGATAAGAATAGATACCCTAAGTTAGCCCTTGCTTATCCTTCCGGTACGTTGCCTGATTTGCGTGGCGAGTTTTTACGCGGCTGGGATGATGGGCGCGGGGTTGATAGTGGACGCGAATTGCTGTCTTTCGAGGATTTTGCACAGCAGAGATTTGAGGCAAATATACTTGGTGTACTTGGACTTGATATAGCAAAAGTGCAAGGTGGTGTCAGCATGGCTATTTCAGAGGATAAAGCAAAGGTAATTACACAGGGTCAGGACACTCTCATTGGGGCACAAGCGTATGACTACCACTTAGATAGCTCTTTGGTTACGAGAATGAATACAGGCTCAGAAGTCAGGCCACGTAATATTACATTTAACTACATAGTAAGGGCTGCATGATGGCAAGAGAAAAATTAAACTATAATAATATTTCTACTTTCGCCGATACTATCACCGTATTTAACTATAATAGCGAAACACGTGAATATTTATCCTCATCAGAAGAATATTTGGCCGTAGGTGTGGGTATCCCGGCAAACTCCTGTACTGATGCGCCACCTGAGCAACGTGAAGGCTATGCCATATGCCGTACCGCCGATCTGGCCGCGTGGGAGTATCTCGCAGACCACCGGGGTGAAACTGTCTATAGCACTGAAACCGGTAAGACAGTGGCAATCACAATTCCAGGAGGATATCCGGCGCAGACCACAACGCTAGCTCCGGTATCTCCCTACTCACGATGGGACGGAGAAAAGTGGATCGCAGATGCAAAAGCGGTAGCTCAGGCAAAAGCTCAGGTCATACGATCCATTAAAGCCCAGCGCGACGCCATCACCGCCGACTACATCATCATCGACGGCAACCATTTCCACAGCGATGCCAACAGCCGTATCCAGCAACTGTCGCTGACCAAAATGGGTCAGGCAAAGCAAATCCCGGAAGGGTTAATGTGGCAGACCAAAAATAACGGTCTGATTGCCTTAACCAACGATATCGCCGCACAGTTCGAGTCCGTCACGATGGATCACGACATGCGCCTGTTCGCCAACGCGCAGCGGCATATTGCCGCCGTCGAGGCCCTGGAGGATATCGAGGCAGTGACAGGCTATGACTATTCAACAGGCTGGCAGCCATGAGTGAAACCGTTGTCTGGCTCGCCTGCTACAAAGGCCGGGCTGAGCACCGAGGGATCGCCAGAATTGCCGACTGGGTGACGCGCAAAGTAACGCGCGGCATCTATTCCCACTGCGAGCTGGCCGTGGCTCGCGGTGAGAATGAATACCTGTGTTACTCGTCATCTCTGCGTGACAGAGGAGTGCGCGGCAAGCTGATGCCACTACCGGAGGATAAGTGGGATAAACTGCCACTTCACGTCAGTTTGCAGGAGGTGGAGGCTTTTTTTCGCCAACACTGTGGCAAGCGCTATGACTGGCGAGGGGCGCTGGGCCTGCTATGTTGCAATACACAACGTCAGGACCGGCTATTTTGCAGCGAGTTTTGTGCGGAATTCTTGCAGTTAAAAGAAAGCTGGCGCTATTCGCCCAGTCACCTCTATGCCCTGGTCAGCAGCTGGCAATACCGTCCATAAATAACGCCGGGCTTTATGCCCGGCGCATTACCGTCTGATACAACAATCGGTCCAGTTCTCCGACATCGCCTTCCCGGCTATCCGGAAGCACAGGCGGGATCTCTCCCCGAGCCAGTTCCGCGTGAATAAACGCATGCAGTCGCGGGCGGCGCGGGCCATATTCGGCTTCCCCGGCGCGCTGTTTACGCTCCACCAGTTCATCAATCTCCTGACGTAACGCGGCGTCCAGATCGCTTCCCGCCAGCAGTTCGGCAAAACGCATTGGCGGCACGCCCTTCCCCGCTTCCACCCAGCGTACCGCCAGCAAGGGACGCAGCACGTAGAAGTATTTTTTTAGCCGTACCTCATCCCCCTGCAAATAGCCGCGAAAGTTTTTCCGCGCCATGGAGTAATAGTGCCAGCGCGCGCGCAGTGGTGAGAACCATTGAGGGACCAGCGACTTGAGCGTTAATATCGTCGGCGGCTCCTGCTGATAAACGATGGGCGAGTCCAGCCACTCGATAAGCGTTGGGTTGGCATTTTTCAACAGGCCAAGCGCTTTACGCCATTCCCAGCCACAGACGTCCAGCTCATCATCTATCGGCAGTTCGATAACATCGCGCGCAGCCTCCACGCGCAGATACCAATCGGGCGCATGCACATATAAAAATCGCACATCGTAGTCGCTGTCCGGGGAGGCGAATCCCCAGCCACGGCTGCCCGACTCGCAGGCATAAAGCACTTTTACCGCGTATTTTTGCTCTACTTCACTCAGCACCCGCCTTACGCGGGCCTGCATTGCCTCACTGACACCGTTCAT